GCTAGCTAAAAAATATTCTGATTTTAAAGATAGAAATTTAAATGTAGAAACTGAGTCAGACGGAATCATGGGACTTAGAAATGGTGGTCGAGTAGGTTTTCAAGGTGGTGGCATGGATGCATCACAAGATGACTTTAGTGGGGGAGGAAAGAGTAAAGGTCGACAAGATCCCATGGGCGGAAGAGAAGATTTTACAGCAGAAGAGATAAGAGCAGCAGATCCTATTGGATATGGAGGTGGTTTAACAGGTCCTGGTTTTCAAGACCGAGATGATCAACCACCTACAAACATTCCACCACCGCCAAAAGATGGCACCATCCCTATTACAATAAACCTTGGAACAGATGATGTATTAGGAGTTAATATTCCAACATTTGTGGATTTTGGTCTGCCTACTAAATATGGTTTACTAAATCTTAGACAACGATTTAGTGATTTTATAAACCCTGATGAAATAGATCTTAACCCTGAATTAACTTTTGGTGGTTCAGTTCCTTTATTTGGTGGTGATCTTAGGTTTGGTATAGGCGCAACAAAAGAGGGGCTTATGAAGGATCCATCGCCTTTTATAACTTTTAGTAAAGTATTAGGTGGCGATAAAAGAAGATGATTAAAAGATTAACTAGAACGATACCACCACTTAGAGGACCTAATCCACAAGGGTTGAATGTTCCATATAAACCGACTATAGTGGTTCAGAACTCGGAGAAAATAAATGGCAGAAATAGACAAAGCTCTCCCAAACGTAGAGCAAACAATAAAAACGCCTAGTGAAGAAGAACTTCAGGTAGCGGTAGAACAGAACGTACAAGAACAAGTTGGTCCAGAAGATGTAAAAATCGAGGAACAAGAAGATGGCTCTGTTGAAATTAATTTTGATCCTGAAGCAATTAATCAGCCTGGTGGCGAAGGCCATTTTGATAATTTAGCAGATCTTTTACCTGATGATATTTTAGGTAAACTTGGATCTGAGATGTATGAGAATTACGAAAACTATAAAACTTCAAGAAGAGAGTGGGAGCAAAGCTACACTAAAGGATTAGATCTTCTTGGTTTTAAATATGAAAATAGAACACAACCATTTCAAAACGCAAGTGGTGTAACACACCCGGTTTTAGGAGAAGCTGTTACACAGTTTCAAGCACAAGCTTACAAAGAATTACTTCCAGCAAATGGACCAGTGCATACGCAAACTATGGGTGCACCGAGTAGACAGAAAGAAGATCAATCTGTTAGAGTAAAAAATTTCATGAACTATCAACTCATGAATGTGATGAAAGAGTATGAACCCGAGTTCGATCAGATGCTTTTTTATCTCCCTCTTAGTGGCTCTGCCTTTAAGAAAGTCTATTACGACGAGCTCTTAGGCAGAGCTGTATCTAAATTTGTACCAGCGGATGATTTAATCGTTCCGTACACAGCTACATCCATTGAAGACGCTGAAGCTGTTGTTCACAAGTTAAAGATGTCAGAAAATGATTTAAGAAAAAAACAAGTGTCGGGTTTTTATAGAGATATAGAATTGACTCCTGGGTACAACCAAGAGACAGACGTAGAGAAAAAAGAAAGAGAGTTAGAAGGTGTTACAAAAACAAAAGACGATAATATTTTCACAATTTTAGAATTTCATATAGATTTAGATCTAGAGGGATTTGAAGACAAAGATAACGCTGGAGATATGACTGGAATAAAACTTCCATACATCCTTACGTTAGATGCAGGTAGTAGAGAAGTATTATCTATTAGAAGAAACTACCAACCTATGGATCCGTTAAAAAAGAAAATAGAATATTTTGTTCATTTTAAATTTTTACCTGGTCTAGGTTTTTATGGTTTTGGTTTAATTCACATGATTGGTGGTTTATCTAGAACTGCAACTAATGCATTAAGACAATTAATTGATGCAGGTAC